GCTTGTTCATGGTTATCCTCCTTCTGTATCAAAAGCTGTTCATATTGCAAGAAGGGCGCTGCGCCGTAAATGATGCAGCGCCCTTCTTTTGTTACGCCGCTACCGCATTCAGTCGATTCCACTTTTCGCGGCTCATACCAAGGATGCTGTAACCGACGCTTTCCATTTCGGTGGAGCGGTCGTAGCTCTCAACATCCTGCGCTGCACGGGTAACTGCGTTTGCCAGACCGTACAGGCTGAACTCTCCGTCTCGAATGAGGTGATCGAGGATGCCGCTGCCCTCCTTCTTTGTGAAGCCGTAATCGGAGGAAGCCAGCTCGATCATCTGCGGAATATCCGTGGTGACGATCTTCGCCTGCTTTGCGTCGCGCATCATCTTGACAACCTTCTCGAAGCGGGTCTGATCGACGGCTGCGCGGACGGTGTCCTGTACCTTGAGCATCAGCGCTCGGTCGTCTGCCGCAAGGGTCGCATTCGAGTAGAGACTGTAATCCTCTCCGGCTTCGTTGCCGCGTCCGATGTGGTAGCGACGGGTGGCTGCGTCGTTGACGACCATGCCATTCGAGCAGACGAGGCGGTAGACCAGCGGCTGTACCGCCATGCTGCCCATGCCCACTTCGCTGTTGGTGATGATGATGCCGGACTGGACGATGTCGCCGGGGACGACCTCCGTTTCGAGACGCGGGTTGACGACCTTGATGTACATGCGTTCGTCGGTGACCTCGCAGCTCTCGATGCGAGCATCCTTGATGTCGGCGATGATCGGGAGGACTGCTTCTGCGATCTCGTAGTTATCGATGCGGCGATAGCGGTCGGAGAGGAATGCGCGGGCAGTGCCGTCAAGGGTTCGTACCATGCGGGTGGACGGTTCGTGATTGAACCAACTGTTCACGTTCGCTGCCAGCAGCTCCGGATTCTCAGAGCGCATCTTGTCATAGTACTTCGCAGGGATGCCGAGCGCGGAGCCGATCTGCCGGTGGGCAATGTCGTTCACGCGCAGGATGGTGTTCATGTGCTGCTGCGGGTTGCGGAGCGTGATGCTCTGACCGTCCTGCATGCTGTCCATGATGATGTTCCGGGTGTCGAGCAGATAGTCGTGCTTCGCGCTGCGCTGACGGTCGAGTTCCTGAGCCAGTTCCATAAGAGTGCGTCCAAACTTCATGATGATTTCCTCCTTGATGATGGTTGATGGTGTTGGTGGGTTCCCGGGAGGCGTTGCCGCCTCCCGTATGTAACGGCTATTTGCCGTAAACCGCGTTGAGGGTTTCGATGAGACCAAGGCCGCTGGCCTGAGCTTCTGCCATCTTCGCCGCATTGGCGATGAGCTTGTTGATCTGATCCTGCGTGGTCTGGATGAAGCGGCCGTAAGCCATCTTGCCGTTCTTTTCCATGTCGTATGCAACATGGCCGTTGGCGTAACGCTTGACATGGAAGCGGATATTGGAGTTCCAGTGCGGAAGGATGATATCAATCCGCGGATTGGTGATAGAATTGCTGGCATTCATTGCCGTACCTCCTTTCAAAACACAAGGCTGTGATGCTGCAGGGTGTATTCGATGGCCCGGTAGGCCCTTCTGTCGGAGAGGTGGGTTTTGACCTTGAACGGTCTTGAGCTATCGCCGTAGGCGTAGCTGACGGTGAGAGCTGCGTAGTCGGGAGTGAATCGAGCGGTGACCGTGACGCTTCTTGCACCTTCCGTGAAGGTCTTGCGGACGATCTGGCCGAAGGTGGCGAGTCCGAACGGGTCAGCGATTGGAGCGAATCCTTTTGCTTCGAGGGCTTCCTTCAGGTTGAACTTCATTTTCTCATCCTCCTTGACTTTCCCTGACGTTGATTGAATTATACTAAAATATTTTAGCGTTGTCAATAGTTAAAATGCGAAATTACGAATTTTTTTATAAAAAAATCGAGGATGCGTATTTCTGCATCCTCGTGATCGAATATTCAGTTATTCCTCAGGTGACGTTTCGCGTTTATCTGGTCGCCGGTATCCAATATAACGACCGTGCTTGACGCGTCCGTCGCCATATGGCTCATTTTCATCAATAAACCACTGACAGCCAATCTTTCGAGCCGAAATAAAGCCTCCACGGGCTGCTTTCTGTGCTGCCGTGATCGGGTTCTTTCCGAGCTTCTCAGCGTATTCCTTCAGGGGTATCATACCCATGCTCTCACGCTCCCTTCCGCATGTATTTTACTGGATTCATTTATTATTGTCAAGAATACAGGAAGATTTCCCGCTTGCTGCAATGGCGCACAGGGCTTCGATGTCAAGGCGTGTACGCGGGTCAAGTTGCTTCCTCCAACGTTCCGGGATTGCGTCATAGCCATAAAGCGCACCGGCGAGGCCGCCTGTGATCGCACCGATGGTATCGGCATCGCCGCCAAGGTTGATGGCCTTGACCAGAGCATCCTCGAAACTTGAAGTAGTGAAGATGCAGTGCAAGGCTGCTGCGAAGCTGTCGACAACATAGCCAGAAGGGTTCGGGTTGAAGCTCTCTGAGGAAAGCTGCTCGTAGTTATAACGCCCCTTGCAATATGTGGAAGTGTAGTGGATAAGTGTTTCCAATCTGATGCTCTGGCTGCTGGTATCAACCATCCTGCGGATGGCCATGCTGTATACGGCGCAGTCTACAGCGGTCTCTTCATCGTAGTGGGTCATCTGCGAAATGGCACGGGCGTTCTGGATGATGTCCTTTTCGTTTTCGTAGTACAGGCCAACATAGGCCGTCCGCATAAGCGTACCATTCCCGGCCGATCTTCCACCAAGTGCATTGTGGGTGGCGAGAGAAGCGCGTTTCCAATCTGCGTTGGTGGGCTTCTCTTTCTTCCGTGCAGCTGAGAATGCATTTCTGATCGCCGTGCTGCAGGTTGCTCCCACATCCTTCGGGCCGCTTCTGTACCAGCGGATGAAGTTGCTGCCGATGGCCGGAACAGGATCGGTAGGCGCATCGCAAATGCCATGAGCGACAGCCAAGGTCATCTGCGTGTCGTCGGTGACTTCTCCAGGCTTGACGTTCAGCCAACCACCGCCGAGCATTTCGCGGACCGTTCCGTGACGGAGTCGGATTCCTTCCGCGCTCATGAATTCGAGGGGAGCGCCGAGCGCGTCCCCTATTGCTACACCGAACATGGTTCCATAGATCCTATTGCTGACATTATCCTTCATACTGGGTTCCTCCTTTAGATTGTTGGTCGTTCCAGCGCCGGACAGCTTCCCGTACACTGGTATATGTGTCCGTGCAGTCGCACAGATCAGTGGTGCATACAACGCACCAAGCATCTTTGGGTGGGAAGATGGTGCGGTCGGAGACGATGCGGATATCGGTGTTGCCGCAGAAGCGGCAAGGGAGAAGCTGCGGCCCGTATTTCTTCGTGTATTCCCTTGCCTTTTCAAAGCGTTTTGCCATGCTCTGAACTTCCATCTCAGTCAGTTCACCTTGAACAGGTAGGCGTGACGCTTTTCGTAGTCATCTCCATCCCAAGTCTTGCACTTGGAGTTGATCTCGACAATCCCCATAAGGGTGCAGCCGTTCTGCACAAACTTCCACGCGGATTCGACCGCGCTGCTCCAACCGCTAGAGAAGGTGAAGGCGTCGATACCGCACTCGCGGAAGTGCTTGATCAGCGTGGCTTCATCGCGGTAGTCGTAGCACTCACTGATGTCGATGTGTTCATTGCCGCGCTGCCGCGCATCCTCGTAGAAATCATACAGCCATGCGAAGGTGGCTCCATGAGCTTCGATGGCCGTGTCGATATCGTTGCGCTCTGCGCGAATCTGCTCCATGCTTTCCTTGTCATTGACGGCCTTAGCATTCTGATAGCGGACTGCGAGGCTCTCGATTTGCTGATAGAAGGACTCAAAAATCTTCTTCATGGGTAGGCTCCTTTCTTTCTCGCCGGCACTTGCCGGAACGGTCGTTTACTTCAGGAACTCTTTGACAAGTTCACGGGCGGCGGCTTGGAAGGTGGCGAGGTCGATCAGACCAGTTTCGAGGGCCTTGTGATTTGCGAGGTTCGTGGCATCCAAACCTTCAGTGCGGAGCATCGTCTTGATCGCCTCGATGTATTCAGCGGTGTTCTTCATGGATTCCTCCTTGCCCGGATAAGGCTCCGGGCTGGCCGTATCGACAGGTTATGCTGCGTAGTCAGTGCCGTCGAAGTAGACGCCGATGTCGTTGGTCTGGTAGATGTTGACCTCCCACTTCGCGCGGTTGTTCTCGTACTTAGGGGCCTTGAAGGAAGTGATAACCTTGTACTTCAGCATCTGGCCGTGGCCGTTGCTGGTATTCACCGCCTTGACGAACTCCCAACCGACAACCTTGAATCCCTTGAGAAAGCGTTCCCAATCGCCGTAGGTGGCGGGGCTGCACTCGATGTCGTGCTTGATGTGGGCCTTGATTTCCTTTGCAAACAGTTCGTTCATTTTTGCATCCTCCAGTGATTTTCTCTTGATCTTGATTGTATTATACTAAATTATTTTAGTAATGTCAATACTAAAAATGCGAAAATTCGTATCAAAAACGAATATTCGCATCAAAAACACGCCCACCCGATCAAATATTACAATTAAACGTAATCACATTGATCGTATAGTCGCTTCCCTCTTTCACTCTGGAAAATCCATGATAATAACCGAGCGCCCAGTTGATCGCGCGTCTGGGCTGTTCCTTGAGCTGTTTTTTGATCTTATTTTGCGAGTGTTCTCCATTTTCAAGAATTGAGGCGATGGCAGCGACACATCTCTTGTTCTCTGCTGCTTCCTCAATGAGAGCGTCGAAGTCAAACTCATGCAGGAAGCAACTCGCGCTGCACTTTTTGTATGCAGTAACCGCCTCCCTCCAATGCCCTCGGCGCATATACATATCAGGGAGTCTTGTGACAAATGGATACACTTCTGGTAGTACCGGGTCGTAGCCAGCTCGCCTATCCTGTTCTATGGATTCATTTATTGCAGACTCGAATACAGCAAGGCAACGTTCTCCCGCCTCGATGAATAAGCGATAATCTTCATCCGTTATGTTTGTGACCTTGATTGATTCCATTTGCTGTAGGGCGTCGAAATAGGAATCCATATTGGCATATCGCTGCGCAAAAAACGGTAAACCTCCGCTCGGCATTCGTTTTTCGTAATCAATGATCTCATAGAAGGTATTCCCACATCGCGGGCAAGGCATCCGCTCCAAAGCATGATTCATCGGAACGAAAGTAAAGCACTCATCGCAAAAGGCATCATAATTCATCATATCATCTCCTCTCCAGCATTATACTACAAACAAAAAAGAGCCGCCACCCCAAAGGGCAGCGGCTCTGCGTATATTCAATTACTTGCCGTCAGTGAAGAACAACTGCTTGAATGCCTGATGGAAGCCGGTCGAAGCAAGACCGGAGAACAGGCCGCCCAGCAGTACAATCGGCGTGACGCCCTCGCCCCAGTGAGTCCATACCGCAATCAGCAGACCGGCCAGCGCAACAATGAGAGGAATGTATTTGTTGTTGAGCGGGGTGCAGTGCTTGATCAGGAGGCCGATGACGAGGCAAATGCCCACGATGGTAAAGTCGAGAGAGGTGGT